TGTTAGAGCCAATCAAAGCACGCGCAGCGTTAGAGACGGTCAGAAGATTAGCCCAACGCATCAATGAGATAATGATTTCTGCGGGGAATGTTGGATTGATTGAGGCAAATCCGGCTTCAGGCACCGGTAACGCTTTCGAGCGCCCTAAGGAGCAACACATGCCCACAATACGCCCTGCAGAAGCCT